GCCTTATTAAGCTTCCCCTCCAAAACGTATGAAGGTTGGCGCGCCGATTCAACGCCTCGGTCGCGGGCGCGCTGGATGGTTAAGTCCAACTAGTTTTTCGCCTTATGCGGGGCAACTTTGGCCTTGGTTTTCGTTTTCTCGGTAGTAGGTCGAGATGTTCGCCCTCGTTCCGTCCTCTTAACAGTTTTGCCTCCGCGTCTACCGCGGCGGCCGGGACTTTGATGTCGAGACTCCGACGCCGCGTTCTGTGAAACGGGGGGTCGGATGATGTCTCCGTCAATCTCGACAGCTTCAGATCCTCCTGGGTGCCTGGCTTCAATAACAACGGGTTCGGGTGGTGACATGATATCTTCCAATGATTTACAGGTAATTAGCCACGCGAGAAAATTTTCGATACAAAAATCTGGCAATTGTTGTTCGAATAAATCGCGTTTCCAAGAATATCCGTCTACGTTGCTGGGGTATTGGTCTTGTTTTGGTATTTCTGAATTCCAGATACGTAGAATATTGGTGTATTGTCTTCCTGCACCTTCACCGTGTTGTACAGGGGCTAGCGCAAGCACTTTCTTGACAAAGTCCCCCAACACCGGGGAATGTTCGTCTGTTAAGAAGTATGCAAAGGACTTCTCACGTAGTTTCGTTTCGCGGGCTTTAAAGTCTTGTTCAACATAAGTCGCCAAGTGGAACTTACTCAGCTGTCTCTTGAAATCGCAACATGAATCCGTGTCACCGAACCATACATCGGGCCCATAATGTCTGGATAAGAACGACACAGTATCTCCCACGCGACGAATACTAATCGTGAGTTTTTGTCCGACCATAGATGCAGCCTTTTCGGTATGCACCTGTTTCAAGCCTGATCCGATCGCATCATCACCACAGCAAGCGGCAGCACCATCCAACATAACCCAAGCCTCATCGTAATCATAGCCATCTAAAAAGAAGCTCAGATACATGACGAAACCAGTCAATATGGTATTGAAAGGGGAAGTTTCAGGGCTGCCCGAACCACGAGACAAACCAGAGTTGTAGTGTACACCATTGCGTGTTGTGCACTGCAACATGGTTTGTTTCCTCATGAGTCCAAGCATACGCTTGTGCTGTGAAGGAGCAAACAGGGCCTTCATCAGTTCCATTTCCAGATAACGCGGAACTTCAGAAATATGGCCATCCATACGACTGAAGTCGGTTTCAGCCAACCACACGTCATTTTGAGCAACTACGGCAACTCTTTCCGCGATCTCCCTAGGTTTCATACCGCTAATGTACCAGTTCAATTTCTTGAGTAGTTCACTAAGAGCGTATGTAAACATGGAGTAATCGCGTTTATCGCTGCCATCAATCGTGGTAATGATGCGTGGGTCCCCAATCTTAGTCTCCGCCTGTCGTTTGACAAAGGTTCTAGAGATTCCAGATTGAGACTGAAAATCAGCCAATTCCAAGATTGCCCGCTGTGTAGGCCGCGCCTGGCGCTCTCTAACTACATCTTCATCCACTGGAACGAGAGTTGCAGTAGCGATGCGTTTGACAAAAGCGTCGATGGCGGCTTTGAGCATTGGGGTCAAAGAAGTGGTGGTTTTCACGGCCTTAATTCGCCTATCAACGCCACGCTGGTCTGAAGACTTAGTGTCCGCGGGGCAAAAGCCACCGTGAACAATCGGTTTCATAAAAGCGCGCATTGTGGGCCTAGCGTCCGGATCTAGGTCGGCCAACTTGGGAAGGAACTGGTATGCCCTAACACCATCGGTCGTGGTGAAGACACGTGAAGTTGTGTCTTTAACCAACGAACGATGGTATGCGGTCATGACTTCAGCCCCAAACTTGTCCACGACGGAACTGTTCTCAAAAGATGATTTAACCATGGAGATAGTGAGTTTGTCTTTGGTCAAGGCGGATTTGAGCGAAGCTTCCTCATCAACACGTCTCGGCACCAGGGCAGATGAAAAATCACCGACTCTGGCAGTCGATATGCAAAGACCATCACTAGTCTTCACTTCAACTCTGACAAAATCTCCAACAACTGGATTAAACCGCTCAAGTTTAGGGGCTTCAAACATGGCGTCGGCAAGAGAGGCTGAACCACCGTTCACGATCTCACACCACCTTTTCATAGGTGACAACAGTACGATCTGGTGATCACAATCTACATTACGTCGTTCAACCTTGTAAAAGGCAACATAACGCACGCGAATCGGTATCACCAGTCCGTGTTGGAGCCAAAGCCATTCAGTCCCTTCAACCTTAAGCGAATCATGAGAATAGTCCCACAAATGGTGGCGATATGTCCCACCCCCGGACACTACATACTCAACGCTGCCATCACGATCAAAACGGTAAGCATGGTCACCGAGATCATGAGCGGCACGATTGGGTACGAAAGTGTAAAGAAGGTAGGGGCGAAATTCGACAGCCATCTTAGATGGCATGTCGACATATTCGTCTACGTCAACCATCGCGCAAACTTGCTCAGAGATTCCGTTCGAAGTAGGAGGCAAGCAAACAGGCATGCTCAAATCCTTCGCCCAGAACCATTCCCTTGAGGTTTCCCTACCACGCCTTTGATCGGCAACCGATCCCTGAAAATAGAACGGTCGTCCAGACGCAAGTTGAGAAACTAACTCAATAAAGTTGGAACCGACTGAACGCACAGCAGCCGAGTCGCCATGGGTATGGCGAGGATACGGGTTGATATGCGTAAAGTCAGTTTTCGAAAACCAGTCACGGATGTTCTCACCGCTGGTGGTGAGGTCATCATGGTGACTGCGCTCGAGATAGAGGTTCGAGAATCGGCGTCCAAACACCGCAAACATTATCTCAAGGTTAGCGCTAAAAGCTGCTGCGACGAGTTTTCTCA